CTGTTACTAACACGTCACCGGGTAGCAGATCCACGGGTTTTTGTATCGCTAATATAATATCTTGACTAACCCCATCGAGTAGCGGGATAACAATCGCATCTTCCCCCTTGGGGTTTGAATACAGCCCTTTTGGGCTTACAAATCTGTTTTGAGTAACACCACCGAGTCCTGATACCTCGGACACAAAGCTATTGATCATGCGGCGAACTTTTGCAAAACGAATCATCGGAGACGCTCGAAAGTTGCTATTGTCTTATCTGTCTTTGCGTCGATTGTCAGCACAACTTCCTTTGCTCGCATTCTATAATTGATATTAGCAACTTTATCAATGATACTATACACATGATTCACTTGTACGCCCAACGATCTGTCGACATCGACTTTGTATATTAGCGACTTACGACGATCTTTCTTGTATTCTCTTTCAGCTAATGCATTACATTCTCTAATTGTCAAGTTAGAGTTAGCACGTATAACCTTAACTGACTTCCCTGTCCCAAATGAACCTTTGACATTCACATCTTGTTTAGGATTCATTATATAGTTACTTTGCGAAACAACAACATAGCGGTCATAGCCTAGTGTAGTATCTTGCTTGTATTCACGCTTGCGTATATTCTCGCCATACTCAAGTTTAGCCCCTCCCTCGGGACTGCCTTCCTCTATATAGATATCCCCTTTCGCGTCGCTAGTTAGGATAACCGCCGAATACTTAGCAAGATTCATAAATGCCTTGCCTAAATTATCGCCGACGAGGATAGTGTTTTTTATGTCCTTTGGCATTATTGCACTGCCATGTACACGCAAGCCAAATCCCTTGGCGACAGGAGAGAGTACGTTAGCCAGATTCTGACCTTCGACGAACTGAATTGTCTTCTCAGCGAAACTATCTACAACATATTTGGCAGCATTACGTCCCGCATAAACAAACGTTCTCTCTTGCTCTATACCTACATATTCTATTTCACCAGCGACTAATAATGCCCCTGTTTCGTCATAGATTAAAACATCATCACCCAGATAAAAATCAGGTAAATCATTGACATCTTTTATTGTAAATTGACGAGTCAGCTTATCGATACTGATTTTAACTTCTACAAACGCTAGCTGCACCTCAGCACGATTTATAACAACTCTCATGCGAATAACCTCACTTTCCCACTGACGCTGTCATTATCTTTGAAGCCATTTAGAGACTCGACACGACGATAATTATCAAGATTCCCGTACTTTTCATACACGATCCGGACAAGCGGTTTGGCTATTGGTACATTGATTGTTATTACATTTTTATATTGTTGCTGATGTGCATAAGATTTTACAATATAAGTGATGTAGGCAATCTCATCTGCACTGTATCCGACATAATCCAAGCGCTCCACGATCTGATTGACTGATAATTCAAAATCATCACGTGACGCGAATCCTCCGCGCAGGACAGATTTCATATCAACTATGAGTTTCGTGCTATTAACTATCTCTGCACATATTATTTCTAGTTCAAGGTCTTCTTTCTCTATCTGCGATAGAGTAGTCTTATCAATATCCTCAAGATTCTGCCCACGTATCTGGGGGTGAGCAATTGGAACATGTGTAACATGTGTGATATTCTCATTATCCTTTATATACCCCTCATCAGTATCGGTCGTAAATTTCGCCGGCTTACTCGACCCCTTGTCTGACCCACCAGTTGAGGTGTCAGACAAGGGGTCACCTAATGCTGATATATTATCTATAAGCTTAGTTATTCTACTCTCATAACCCTGTATGGCATCTGATACACCTTGTGCAATAGCCAGCTTCCCCAATATTTTGTCATAGACTGAACCTGCCCCCATCTTAAGCGATGTCGATGATGTTATCCCTTTTACCATCCTGCCGATAGTTAGTTTATTCCTAAATCGAGCGGGTAAGGTCCTTAATTTCATCCAGTCGTCGGTCAACGGTCTCGACTTTACCACATCAACAATGATTTCTAACGCTTGTTTGTAATCAGGTGTTGCGGCTTTATCAAAGTCTTGTACAGTAGCTTTAATATCGAAGATGGTGCGGTCTACATGCTTATCACTGTCTGTTACAGTGACAGAGTCAACATAAACCTTTATCTTACCCTTAAACTTATCGACAATCGTGCAAAATCGTTTGTTATACAGAATATAAAATAGCGCGTCATTGTCGCCACGATCATCGACAAAGACGCGTAAACTCACCTCTTTGCGACCTTTCCCTATATCAACAGTCTTGTTCTGTCCGCTAAAACCAACACCGCCAAAACTCCCTTTGAATCCACCGACTTTGTCAGCGTTTTGACTTTTGTTTTTTACAATTAACTTAGACTCGCCAACTTGTATGATGTTTATATCATTTACTTTACTAATCAGTAATGTTGTCATTAGCCTATTCCATTATCTATTGTGCGTAGCGTCACTCCGCCGGTGCTACTCTTCTCTGTCGTCTCAGTTGCCACACCATCAGGGGACAAGATATTAACATCAATAACAGTATGTGCTTTGTTAACATTGTCCACTTTGGAATGTGACTCATCGCCTACATTCGCCCAACTCGTTGCCCCACCGGTTATGCTCGAGACTAGGTTCTTTACCCCTTGGAATATATCTAGCTTACCTATCAAGAGATCGACCAGATCTAAGACATCCGTTATCGGTTTCACGAATGACATTATATAATCGCTAACAGACGCGAATAGCTGACCAATACCGGTGAACAACATGAATTTATCCCATAAAACACCTACCCATGTTGCGAAATCTGACCAATAATAGATCAGTGCGCCGATGGCGGATATCAACGCGATAACACCGATAACCATCCATGTCATTGGGTTAGCCAACATTGCGGAGTTGACTAACCATGTAACACCCGCGAGCAGTCCGAAACGCCCGGTGATTACCAGCAACAAAGGAGATAACGCACTAAGTGCGGCAGCAGTAACACCAAAAACCAGCGCTAGCGAACCTACAATAAGCAGAAATGCACCTATCGTAAACGTTATCTTTAGTAATGTCCTAACCAGCGCTTTATTGCCATCAACCCATTTCTTTATTTTAGTTATAACCGGGGTTACCTTTGCGAGGAAAGAACCTACCATCGTCATCATCGGCTTACCCACAGACTCAGCCAGGTCGGTAATCCCACGGAGAGAGTCTCTCATTTTTTCGTCGAATGTCGCCCTATAAAGATTCCATTCTTTGTCAACAGCACCCATAGAGTTTTTGCTAACACCTAGTGCAAACTCTAGTTTTTTCATATTATCGCCGTTTTGAAGCTTATTTATCAGCGTTAACGCCTCGCTGCCAAAACCTTTAAGCTGATCAGGGCTCATCTTGTTGATCTCGCTCATGACGTCCTTAAGACCCTCAAGCCCCTTGGATTTAATGCGCGTAAAGAATCCCAGCTGCCCATCAAGTTCTTTAAACTTGTTAATCATAATCTTAAAGCCACTAGCTCCGAGTTCGCTCGATACGCTAGTTTGCTCCAGGAATGCAGCCATTGCGCCCATCTGATTATTATCAAGGTTCAACTGTGAAAATACGTCAGCACTCCTTTTCCACACATCAATAATTCCACCGGCTTTTACACCAGCGAGATTGTTTTCCAGATTAGCAACTTTGTCCATTATGTCACGTGACGACTCGACAGCTGTACCCATTTGGTTGGTCATTGATAAGATTTTACCGACCTGCTCAACAGCTGTGACCGCGTCAAAATCGAGAGCTTTAGCGCCTTTAATTACTGAGTCAGTGAACGCATTGACATTCTTGGCATTAAAACCCATCTTGCCAGCCTCAGCAGTGACCGCCGCTAACTCTTCAAAACTAGCTCCACGGAAGTCGAGCATTTGGGTTCTCAGCTTAGCGAGTTCTTCAGGTGTCCCCGCAACTGCTTTTTTGACATCTTTAAACGCTAACTCGTATTTACGAGCTGCGTTGAGTGGTATGGCTATACTCGCTGCCATCGTAACATAAGCAGGGACAAATGATGCCGCCAACCTCATACTCCTCGTACTTATATTATTTAGCGTTGAGCGCATTTGGGCGTTGAGAGCGTTGAGCCGTTGTCGCGCTTGGGTAGTACTGAGTGATATGGACGCGCGAAGATTCATGCGCGAAAACATCGACGCTAAGTTATTCCGTGAGCGTCTAGCTAATGTCTCCATGCGGCTGAAAGACTGCCGCGCCATCGTGCTGATACGACTGTTAGCGCGCTCAGTCGTTGATCTGAGCCGAGTTATCTCACTGTTTATATTACGAACGCGTGAGCTGACCCGATCGATGGCATTAAATCTTAACGAAAAATCAAACATCACTTCACTCGCTTATTAGCAGCTTGTTGCTTAGCACTAAGTTTTGCAACCTTCTTATTTAGCGCTAGAAACTCTTTTACACACATTCTTTCAGTTAGATACTCAAGTTGCACTCCGCCTTGCATAAAATAGCAAATATCAAATGCTATCTGGTCGTATTGTTCAAGCGTAGGGTAATTCCGGGTAACAAAAAATCAAGCATCACAGCGTCGTATAGCCCCTCCAGATCATCAATTGACATGTCATGGTCATAATTAGCCTCTGTCAATTTACTACCGCCAACATCCGAAAAGTTTTTGATAGACTCTAATACACGATCAAACATGGTTTCCGACTGGCCCGTGAAAGCAAGCATAGCCAACAAGTCTTTAGGCTTGATTTCAGCGCCTTCATCAGATGCGGCGGTAGCATTATCTTTGGGTGTCGACTGTAGCGCTGTAAAGATTACATCTTGTAACCCCTTAATGGCCTTGAGCCCCTTTTTTCCTCGAAAAGTGATCGTCACTGAATCTACAGGGATGTAACTCCCTGACTCATGGTCCATTACCTCGATAGGTGTTTTAAATTTGTATTCCATTAGCTTCCGGCCCCGCCTCTAAATGTTACTTCAAACAACTCGGAATCAAAGTCAATTTCGACATCCTCTTCGATACTCAATTTGTTGAATGTCTTGGTAAAACTCGTGGGATTATCGATAAGTCTAATCGCGTTAGCGCCAACTTTATCTTGCCACCCTTCGAGTGATTTTATGTTACCTGTTGTATGTCTAAACGCTAAGGTTACCTCACTAATAGCTTTGGAATAATCCTTACTCTGGGTGACCTTCACAGTGTCTCCGATAAGTGACGTGTTACTTGATACCTCTGGGACACCTCGTTTATATTTAGGTTTCTTAGCAACCGCAACGGTCTCACCGTTAATAATAACGGTACTTGCATTAATTTCTACAGCCATTCTAGTTACTCCTTAAAAGTTGTAGCTGATCGCGATAACGCCGTCGATGCCACGGAGCTGCGATACGATCGCCATAGGCGCGAATATTTTATACTTACCACTTTCGGCGTCTAATGTAACATCAAGATTGGCTTTAAACGACCCCTTAGCATCGTCACCCCCCTGAGTTAACGCCATGTCAACGAGGTCGTCATATAAACCTATTAGGAACGCCTTAACAGATAGTGCGTTGGTCATTGATACACCCGCAACTAGTCCGCCCCCAGTTGCACGAGTTTGTGCAAATTCTTTTTGGCAGTTATTAAATAAATATTCTTGAATAGCAAAGCTAGTGTCCATAGCATTGAGGAACTTGAATGTACTCGACGCTATACCTGAACCGTCACGCTTATAGTGTGTGACGACCTCGCCCATAGTTGTCTGTGACCCCGTTGGCACGATTAACGATGCGCCTGCTTTGTTCAAGTCTTGCAGTCTTTCAATCGTCAACTTGTTAGTCGGTGCGCGGTAGCTCATTGGGGTGTTATGGTAAGGTAGTGATGCCTTATTGATACCACCGTAAGCCTCAGTAGCATCTATCACTATGTCACCGAGTATAGCCCCGTCAGTTAGTCGCAATGCACGTTTAGCGGCAAACTCAGCAGCGGCCAACAGCGGGATAGCATTTATCCGCATCTCGTCTGGGTTAGCGATAGTAACAAGTGATGCTGAGTTACTAGCAAGGCTATTAGCTTTCAGTTTTACGAACGTATCATTTCTGAATGTGATACCCGTGCCACCATTTACCGCATTAGATGAATTGATACGAGCATCGAGAAACTTGGAAACAACTTCACTGTCAACAGAACTATCAAAAACGATAGTATGGTATCGTTTTGATGTCGTTTCACCCAATATACCTGCTGTATCAAGTGCCCCTTTACCCCCTGCGAAGACCCCGTCTGTTACGACGATCCCTGGGATACGGTTGATAGCCTTCACATGACAACCATTAGCGACAGGATCAAACGATTCGAGTTCAAAAGTTACCTCACCTTTCTTAGTCGCATCACCTTTCTCAAAAGTGACCTCTGCGACTATCTCCATATTGGCAGCGTCTGCCGCGTTTACCATATTTTCCGCAATTTGGCTTTCAGTATCACCTTTTGCAACTGACACATTAAACGTATATTCATCATCAGCACAGACAACTTTTAATATCCCTGCCGCAGTTGCTGTGCCAACAATTTTCAACATCGCCTTTGGCACAACCCAGTTATTTCCCGTTACAGCTAGTGGTA